CTTCTACCTTCTCTATCTCTTCTTGGAACATCCTTAAATCCAGTATCTGGAGTTCTTTCCCCAGATCTCACAGTTGGTTCTGCGGACTTACTTCTTGGAGGTACAAACCAGTTTGCAAAATCTGTAACAGATTTTGTAAGATTTTCGTCAATCTGGGGAACTTCACTATATGATTCGACGAGTTTTTTTATGTCTTTGGCATCCATTGACTTTAAAACATTATTTTCCTATAATCTTATTTATTAAGTAAGAAAATAAGTGGCATACTCTTCCATTTGGTATTTTTCAAAAGCACCAATAGAACTTACAAATATAATTTGTAAAGAGGTAACATCTTTTGATAATGAGTTTGAAACTTCAGAAATAATACAAACAAAAAATAATCAATTGGATATAGATAAACGTAGAAGGTCTAGTAAACAATCATGGATTCCTTCTAGTCATTGGATACATGGATTACTATGGCATTATGTAACATTAGCTAATAGAGAAAATTTTCTATATGATATAGAATGTATAGATGGGGGAATGGTACAATATACGAAATACGATAGGGGAGACTTCTATGCGTGGCACTCAGACACTCTCATAGACTATTCATATAAACCAAAATACACTAGAATGGAAACTGATAATATAGCTGAAGATAAAGTAAATCTACTTGGGGAATCTTCGAGAAAATTATCGTTCCTAATGCAATTAACAGATGAATCGGAGTATGAAGGTGGAGAAGTTCAAGTCATGGACTCAACAGGAGACTTATATTCTGTTCCCAAGGAAAGAGGTTCAATAACAATATTTGACTCTAGATTGACACATAGAGTAAGAAAAGTGCGTTCTGGAGTCAGAAAAAGTCTAGTTGGTTGGGCGGTTGGTCCTAGGTGGAGATAAATAAACAAATAGAGGGAACCTGAGGAAATTTTAATGTCTAGACTTGGCATCAATACAGGTAATAATGCAAATGATGGTCAGGGTGATACGCTGCGCTCAGCGATGGGGAAAATTAACCACAATTTTCTAGAAATATACACCACACTTGGCGACACTGCTAACGTTATCAGTTACGCAAATACTGCTGGTATTTCCACAGTAGCAAGAAATTTAACTGGAGATCCAATTGTAGAAGTTGGTGGAATCATAAACTCCGGTATTACAACCACAGAACATATAGAAGTAAGAAATGTAACTTCTACTGGTATTATTACCGCAGTACAATTTGTTGGTGATGGTAGTCAACTGACTGACGTTATTGCAACAAATCCTGGTGTAGAAATTCTCGATGAGAATGTAAGAAGAGGTGTCGCAAGAGAAATAAACTTCGGAGCAAACGTATTTGTAACTCCTCCAGATGTAAATGGTAGAGTAACAGTAACAGTTCCAGCGGGTACAGACTCAACAAATTATTCGAACTTTGCTGGAATTTCTTCCTATGCAGATTCTGCAGGTATCGCAACTCATGCAACTACTGCAGATTCAGCAGCTGATCTCAGTGGAACTCCTGATGTAGAACTAGGAAACGTAACCGCAGGAATTATTACAGCAACGGAATTCATCGGTGATGGTTCTAAGATCACTGGAGTTGTCGGTGAAGGTGCTGGTGTTAGAGTTGAAGATGATGGAGTCATTGTTGGTGTTGCAGGAACAATCAACTTTGGTAGAGATCTAGACGTTGGTCCTATCATCGGCGGAAGAGTTACAGTTACTGGTAGTGGAATCGCTACAGGTATTGAAGGAACTCCAGACGTAGACCTTAGAAACGTAACTGCTGGAATCATAACAGCATCATTTGTTGGAGATGGTTCTCAACTGACTGGAATTCCTAGAGGTTATTGGGATAAGAGTCTAGTTGGACTCAACACAGTAGATAATGTTGGTATTGGAACAACTGCAAAACCAGACTATGCTCTTGACGTAAGTGGATCCGTATCATTAAGAAATGATGCAACCATTTCTGGTTCTAGATTTAGTACAACATCTGGTGGACAAGCATCCTTCACACTTCCAAGTTCTCCAATTTCTATTAGTGGGGGAAATGGAGAAACCTCAATAGAATCACAACAACTCAATAACGAACCATTTAGAGTTCGTTACATGGGTAAGTTTGACAGTACTCTACAGATTGGAACATCATTCTACACCGACACAGTATCGATTCCAGATTATAAGAATGCGATATTCATGGACGGTGGTCGTCCTTGTATTGCAATTGGTGCTGGCATTACAATGTGTGGTATGTCTGGTATCATTACCGCAAGCGGATTTGTTGGGGATGGTTCTGGTATTACCGGTATCTTAACTGGTGCTGATGTAGAGACTGCAGTAAATGCAGGTCTAGTCGGTTATGCAACAGAAGGATTCGTAACTTCATATGTTGATTCAAATATTGTAGGATTTGTTACTACTGGAGTTCTTTCCAGTTATGCAACTTCTTCATGGGTAACAAATGAGATCTCAAAGATACCAACATTTGGTGGTGATTATAACGATTTGGTTAACAAACCAACAATTCCCGCTGCACTAGGTGACTTAACAAACGTAAATGCTCCTGCACCCACAAATGGACAAGTTCTTAAGTGGGATGCAGTTCAAACATCTTGGGTTGCTGCAGCAGATCAAACAGGTGCTGGTGGTATTGGTATTGCTCTGTCTGACCTATCAGTAAATCAGAATCCAGTAGGAGTTGCATCACTATCATATAACGACGTTACTGGAGTCTTTAGTTATACTCCACCAGATCTAAGTGGTTATATCACTTCTCTGTCTGGATATGCTACCGAACTGTATGTTACTAACGCATTAGTCGGATACGCAACAGAAGGATATGTTGATAACTCTATAAGTATCTCTGGATTTATTACTTCTGGGTATCTAACTCAAAATAATTATGCAACCACAGGAGTTGTGGAAGCATATGGATATTCGACAATTTCTTATGTTGACGCTCAAATCGCAGGTGTCTCAAGTTTCACAGGTGCTGCAAGTACCATCACTTCAACCGATATTGATTATTGGACGCAGGCATACAATTGGGGCAACCATGCAAACCAAGGATATCTTAATGTCTACAATGAAACATCTACATTACAAGATGTAATCAATAGAAGTGGAATTGCAACCGCAGATATTACTATCGTAGGTGTCGTAACTGCGACCAACTTCAAGATTCCTGGTGGAACATCTTCCCAATTCCTAAAAGCAGACGGTAGTTTTGATAGTAATAACTATGTGACAGGAGTCACCATTACTGCTGGTACAGGTATTGAAGTTTTAGAAACTTCAGAGGCCAACTTCATCATCACCGCAACTGGTGGTGGAGGAGGAAGTATTGCTGGTATTGATACAACAGCAACATCATACTTTACCGATTTAGATGTTAGTGGAAGAATTGTTGGTTCTGCAACCAGCAATGTTATTCCATTCTTGTACAGCGATCTTTCAGATCTCCCAAGTCCTTCACTTTATCATGGTGCTTTTGCACATGTTCATAATTACAACAAAGCATATTTCGCACATAGTAGTGCTTGGTACGAACTTGTCAATAAGGAACTTGATGGAGTTGTAGGAACTGGAACAGAAACATATAACGTCGGAGTTGTCAGTGCAACTTCTGTAAATGTTGCTAATGATTTGAATGTAGGTTGGGATATTGTTGTTACTGGTCTTGTTACTGCAACCGCATTCTATGGTGATGGTTCTGGACTTACTGGTGTAAGTGGTGATGGTAAGTGGGCGACTAATATTTCTGGTATTCATACAACAGATAATATTGGTATTGGAACTCTCGTTTCATCCTCAGCACTAACAGTGGAAGGAGATGGTAGATTCAGTGGAGTTGTTACTGCAACAAGATTCGAAAGTGCTTCTGCAGGGACTCCAACTATTGATTCTCCAAATAACTTAAACATTAATGCAGTTAATGTTGCAATCAGTACAGATCTAACTGTTGGTGGAAACCTAACAGTAAATGGATCTATGCTTGGTGCTGCAAGTAGCATTACAGTATCCACTGGACATAATAATACAGACACAACTGGTGCTCTTGTATTCACGACAGGAGGAGCTGGAAGTAAACCAGCATATATTGACGCTGTTCTTTCATATAATCCAGGAACAAATACTCTTGGAGCAGAACAAGTAGTTATAACTGGTATAACAACCTCGAAATCATTTAGAACCAATTCTACAGTTGGTGATGGTACTGACGTTGGATTTGCTATTAAATATTATATCTCATCAAATGGATCTACTTCATATCGTTTCGCTGGTCCAGGATTATTAAATACTACAGATAATCCAACATTCTACTTACAAAGAGGATTTACATATATCTTTGAAAACTCTACTGGATCAAACCACCCATTCCGTATTCAGTTTACCGGAACAACTACTGGTGTTGGAACATATGTGAGTGGATCCCAAACAGGAACTCAAGTATTCACAGTTCCATTTGATGCACCTTCTTCATATGAATACGAATGTACTTTACATGGTAGTATGAAAGGAACCTTCAACGTAGCCTGATAAAAAATGACTCTCAAAAAATATACCGTCTCGGTCACATCTCCAGAATATTGGGAGGAGATTCATTGTCTCCTGTGTGATGAAACTTCTTGCGATCATATACCAGATAGACAAGTTTCTTGTTGTGATGAGAAATTACATAGTCCTACTAGAGGAACGTTTGAATTAAGTGAAGAAGAAGTTGAAGATTTAAAAAATCATGAACATATTGAGTGGATTGAATTGGATCCAACTGAATACAAAGATGAATATCCAAAACCAGGTCACTATATCAAAAGATTCAATAAAAATGTGAAAGTATATCGTGACTTAGATTCTTCTGGGATTCCCGCAACAAATCCAACTTCTTTAGAATTAGATAGAACTGGGTGGGGACTTGTTAGAACTGGAATCAAAACCGCAGGAGACTTTTGGGGTGAAAGATGGGGAACATCTGGTGATGCTCCACCAATTAATGGAGATGTTAGTTATAGTTTAACTGGAAAAAACGTTGACGTAGTTATTCACGACTCTGGTGTTCTTGCAGCTCACCCAGAGTTCTTAGATGAAAATGGAGTATCTAGAGTAAGAGATATTGTTTTAGATGGACCATATTATATTGACCCAGACTATTTTGAAGAAAATAATCTAACTTATACTAGGTGGGATGGTAGAGTTGGTTGTACAACAACCGCTGCGAGAAACTGGTGGATTAGTGGATCAAACAGATCAGTAGGATTTAGTACAATTGGTACAGTAAGTGTAAGTACAGGATACTTAGCATCCCCCGCTATTGGAGTGGGTAGTGATGGTTCTAATGGTATGAGTAGTGGACATGGCACTGCATGTGCTAGTCTAGTTGCTGGAAAAACTCTGGGACTTGGATTTGAAGCAAATATATGGAATATGTCTGGTATCGGTGAACCAGCATCAATGGGTATCAGTATCGAACAAAATTATGATTTAATGAAACTATTCCACTTATACAAACCAATAAATCCAGAAACAGGAGTAAAAAACCCAACACTTATCAATGGAAGTTGGGGATATCAAGCTGCATTTTTATCCTCCAGTACTGTTACATATTTGTTTAGAGGGGAAACTGGTACTTTTACAGGAAATGCTCCAGTCACAGATCAAGTGACCGCTATGAAGACTGGGTTAAATGCTCAAATTGCTGGCGTCCAAGAATCTTGGTCTTCTTCATCTCGTTCAAATTCCACCGATACTGCTGGTAGGGAACTAATGGATGCAGGAGCAATATATGTTGCTGCAGCAGGAAACAATAACCAAAGACTTGGTGTAGGATCATCAGATCCCGATCGTCTAAATTATATGTCCGATAATTATTTCGGTTCAACAGATCCAAGATCACACTTCCCAAGTAATTGCGTCCCTTGCAACCATAGGGACTGGATGAACCCACAAGGTATCGGATTTAACTCTACCACTGATCCAGAATGGCATCCAGTAATTTGTGTCGGTGCTATGAATGATGAGTTTTATGATACTACATTGACAGAAGCAAAAGCAAGTTATTCTAATAATGGCCCTGGAATTGATGTCTGGGCGCCTGCAGATGAAACTCTGGCACCAGGAACAAATAATGTTAGTGGATATACTGATTTTCAAAGATACGACAACAGTGCATTTTATGACTGTCGTTTCAATGGAACTTCTGCTGCTGCACCAGTTGCTTCATCCGTATTATCAGTGTACCTCCAAGCAAACCCAACAGCAACACAGAGAGAAGTAAAATCTTGGATACGAGAAACTGGTTCTGTCGTCGTTGCAGACGAACAGTTTCAAGATAGTCAGCCAGACGATACTCAAACAAACTACTGGACGTTCAGTTTCACCTTAAGAGGTGCGGAAAGAAGAGTCATTTACAATCCTTATGCTAATGATACTATTCCAAAAATTGAAGGACTTAATCTTTCCGGTGGATTGAATATCAAGATAGTGTGATATCTGCGGATCTGGTTATTCCATCAGATCCAACAACTTTAATTTTTACTGTAGTATCGTTAACTACTTCAAAACTTAAACCAGCATTTAAGCCTGATGGGGATTCGGATCCCCCAGGCGGTGAAAGACCATCGTCTGTAACTGATGACGAAAAGGTATTATCCATGTATACTGTAACTCTACCGACAACATCCGGTGCGGTCACCTGGAGATTCGCTCCGAAATTAACCTCTCTAGCAACTCCTTTCCTTACATTATTATCTAAAACATCTATACCACTCCATTCAGAAACAACGTTAGATAACTGACTTCCGTCACCAACGAATTGAACAGCTGTGACAATTCCAGTGGAGGTTATATTTCTTACTTCAATGTGTTCTGTGGTGGTGATTCCTGTGTTTAGGATGCCACTAACTTCTACTCTTGGTCTTCCCGTTAAGTTTTCTGCAAGCGTAGAAATACCAGCAGTACCTGCATAGCCTACTATAGTATTTCCGTCACCGAATGTATCATAAATCTCAGTAAAATTATGGTTAATCTTACCCATCGCAACTCTTAGCGAGTCGCCCTGACCATCATTTGGGGAACTGCCAGTATTAATACCGAGTTTAGACATTAAATTACCCTATCCCTATTTTTTTATTTATCTCCACCTACGACCAGAGTTATCATATCATAAAGCTTTAGACATTGCAACGTATAAATATTTTCATAAAAGTACTTTTTGTTGCAGTAAAAATGGAAGGAAATCAAATTAGAGGTCT